ACCGCTGAGTCTTTCGTCGAAGGCCTTTTTCCAGTTCATGCCTGCGTTCTGATAAACGCCAAGCTTTATCGTGAATGTGCCACCGTCGTTGACATAGCCGTTATCCTCTACGTGGGAACCTTCTGCAACGAAATTGAAATTGGTGTTCTCGATGCTGGGGTAGATCTCTTTCTGCTTCTGTCCGTCATAGACAACGGTACCTTCCATCACGCCAGCCTCTAAGTAGTTCCTCGACATGATCCAAGGATCTTGTGGATCCTTTGAGAAGACATACTTCGACAATAAGACACTGAGATCTTCATTCCCTGCCACATAGTCATGCAGTGACGTATATGGGAATCCTGGCAGCATCAGTCTGTTGATGGCCAAGAGGGCAGGGTAGTTGTTATTCTGAGGCAGCTCTATGAACGTGTCTGGAATCTTATTGATGTTGACACCTGTGACATATACACTGCTTCCGGCCTGAACACTGTCGTAGAAGGCCCTTGCACCAACATCATTTGACTGTAGCCAGAAAAACATGTACTTCGTATCGTGGTCGAAGGTCGGATCTTCTTTCTCGTCTGCATAGGTGAAGGTGTCACCGCTGACATGGGCTGTGATTGACGTACCGCCACAAGTGATAGTACATGAGAATGTAGGACTGAATGCCCTGTAGAGTTGGCTTGCCGGAATGAATGGAGTACGAACCCACATCAGGAGCATCGGATTGTTCATGATGATCTCACGCTCTGTCTTGTGCGCAATGGTGAACTTGATCCTCTTGCCGATATTGGCGTAGTAGTTCGGCGGCATGTTCGTGTCAGAGCCGTAGGCATAAACTTTGGTGACAAGCTCCTGTGCTTCGTCGCATGAACGCTCTATCTCGTACAGACCATTATTCTTGCCGTAGCGGAAGATATGGCTGACGCTTATATCCATGCCACCGATGATAATATTCTTGCCTTTGATGTAGTAGGAGAGGCCGAACTTCTCATAGGAGTATTTCAGAATGTCACGGCAGGACTGCTTGTCAACGTCGATGTTGATGTCATTCTCTCCGTATGATTCATAGCCATTGTAATAGCTGTAGAAATCAGACATATCGGAGATACGCTGATTCGTTCTGATATAGTCGGGAGTGAACACCTTCCATTGCCCGTTGTCAACACGGTCAAGGTTGGCCTGCAGTCTGTCTGCAAGGTCATCGATGGATCCGGCAAAGAACGAGAACGTACCCAATGACGAATACACATTCTGATTCGATGCGCTGTTCCAGTTCAGGACGTAATCTTTGAAACCGATGGCGGCAAGTCTTGAACCCTCTGAATAGAGCTTGATGTTCTCATACACGAAGCCCTCACCGTACTTGCCTTTCCTCTCACCGTTCTCAATCGAGGTCTTTGCTTTCTTTACGACATTGGGATCATTGCCGATGAAGAAAAACTCACCTCTGTAGTAGATGTAATCACTGAGTTGAAAGTCAATGGCATGATCGCTTTTGACGGTTACAGAAACGTAACAGTCGCCCATCCACTCGTCGTGGTATTCAAGGCTGTCACAAACGGCTACCATCGTAGGTGCGCCGCCAGCGTTTCTGTATATGGACCATCTGCTCATGCCTGTACTGTCAGATTAGAATTGTCGTATGTTATATCCGTCACAGGATCATTCACCTTGAGAGTAACCTCGAATATCAGGTACTCGCCCGATTCGTCGGACTTCCATTTCGCACTGTCAGAGATAGATTCAAGCCTGACGTATTGACGGCCTATCTTCGTATGAGAGGAATACATCTTCAAATGGCCAGATGTACGGAGATATTTCAGGAAATCGCCTACTTTGACACGAACGTCTGTAACGCTCGTTGGGTTATCCATCTTCTTGCAGCCAAATTCTACACGCATGGTATAGGCCTCTAAGTAAAGCCCGTCAGAAGAAATGTACTCGTCATCCCCGTGTTCGTCATTCCATGTGCGTTTGGCAGGAGCCTTTACTTTATCGAAAAGCTTGAAGGGAATATCCTTACAGTATATGCCCCATGCAGCGACAGACTCTTTGACGGGATTGTTCGATCCCTCCATTTTCTGTAGATAGAAGTTGCGCCACTTATCCATAGAGCAATGCTATATTTTTGTTATCCTGAATAGTTGATCAATGTAATGCTCGTTCCCGACGAAGGCCATTTTCACCGCAAAGATACGAATAAATTTCGTATAAAAATACAATTACTATGAATATTTATGCAATTTAACAATAAATATTGCATAAATGTTGCATCAAAAGGCGAAAATCCGTAACTTTGGATTCAAATTTAACTCAGAAATGACAGACCTTGCAAAGTGGGTATGGATCATTATCATCGTGATCTTTTTCGTCGGCACCGATATATTTTGGATCATTGGTGCTTCGGCTTTGGCCGTGCTTTTGATATGGTGGCTTAAGCCAGAATGGTTAAACAAAAAGTAGCGGCTATTTCACCGCTACTCTCTCTTTTACAACAACATTCCCTTCATAGTCAACACTGCCACCATGCCTATACACGAAAATCTTGGAATATTCATCTGCATTGGCTGATATATGGCAATTATTATATGTCTCTACGAAGATCTTTGCACCTTCTGTTGCAACTATTCTGACATCAGAGCTATGACGAACATATACATCACATGATCTTGTTCCGTAGTAGCGAAGCTCGCCTTTGCTCTTACCAAGAAGAACTACTTTCACCACATTCGATGCGTCAACATTTTCATCAAGAAAAATACCGTTTGAAATAAGAAATTCCTTATCGAAATTTTCTCTAATGAAATTAAGTTTTGGGTAGTCATGCCTGATGCAGAAATCTATACCTCGAAAGTATTTCTCAGCAAGTTTCTTTTTAGATTCAAAACTACTCCAATCATTGTACCATTCATCACAGAGGCCAAGTTTTCTTGCCTCTTCTCTTAATGTCTTGTTTAATGCTAAGTTGTTCATTATCAACATCTTACGTTTAATTTCACACCGTCTGGAGTTAGTCTGTGTAGAATGTCGTAGATCATTTCTGCGGCTTCTGCATTACGATTTGTATTTTCTACTACCATCTTGAGTTGATCAAGTTGTGCCTTTGCTATTAGTGGCATTTCAGACTGGTTCTGTATCTGAAAAAGAATTTGTGTCAGAACAATGCGGTTTGCGCTTACATCGGCACGTATAGTGTTGATATAAGAAGCAAGCAAATCTGCCGTTTGCTCTGTCACACCCTTGATGCTACTGCTTGCGGAAGAGACAGAATCCGTATCTTTCAAGTCGCCGCCGCCATTACGCTTCACTACTTCATTAAGACCTTCCATGAAGTCATTCGTCATCTGTTCAAGTCTGTCGCTCTGCTCATACATCTTACTTAAGATGGCTATACCTCTCTCTGTGAGAACACCATCATCAGCCTCATACTGTTTCAAAAACTCATCCATTATAGGCTCAAGTGCATTGGTAACGATTCTCTCAGTAATCATCTTTACACCGAGGTTACGAAGAATCTCACTCACTTTCTGTCTATAAGCTTCTGCACCACTCTCTCCTGCAGCCCATGCACTGACAAGTGCTTCACTTAAGTCTTTGGCCCACGATTTGAAATCTATATCGTATAAGGCCTTAGCCATGTCTTCTGCGAAGTGTGTAATCGAATCCTGTAATTCTTCAATCTCAGATTTATAATCTGCAAGTTTCTCTGAATCAGAATCCTTTTTATCGGCTTCGGCATTGTACTGAGCCTGTAATTCGTCTCTTTGTTTCAACAGAAGGGCATAATTCTGGTCATAATATGTACGCGATTTCTGAGCGGCTTCCATAGCCTTTACAGTTTCTTCCGAAAGATCAGATTTTACAGAAAGCCAAGGAATTAATTTCCGCATCATCTTAATCCTTCTGTCTGTCTCAATATCTTCCGAGAAACTATCATAGACATCTTTACTACCGCGAAGGTTATAAATACCACTAAGGTTTCTTTCGAGACTACGCTCAAGTGACACCCTCATTCGGTTGATGGCATTTATCTGCTCCTGTGCAAGCTGAATCCAATGTTCACGCTTTGCATCATGACCTTTGGCAAAACCAGTGATCCATCCTGTAAATGATCCTACAACACCCTCAATAACACCTCCGACATCGCCATTTTTCAGGGAGTCCCAGCCTTTCGTCGCACTCGCACTTGCTTTAGAGAAAGAACTAAAGAATGTGTTGGCATCCTGCCAGCCATCACTCTCTGTATCATAACCTAACGCTTCGTACATTTCACGGATCTCGTCAAATGTTCCCTTGAGTCCCTGGACTACACCGTCAATGCCGTGTACGATCTTATCTATAATAGCAACAGTTGTAGCGGCCTGACCTGCGGCTCCAGACATGGCTTCACCACTGGCTTGCATAGCGGAAGCACCTTGCATGGCACTCTCAGAAGCTTGCATCTGAGCATCGGCAGCTTCCATTCCATTGCTGTCACCGATTGAAGATGCTTTATTGTAGGCTTCAACGGCTTTTTGGAAGTTGATTTCTGCAGTCTTCATATCATTGAGACCACGCTGTTGCTGACTATCTCCCAACTGCTTCATGTTTTCAAAGTAACCCTGCAATCCACCACTGAGGAAAGCACCGAGGCCACTCTTTTTGTTATAGAGTTGTTTCATCTGATCATTGATCTTTTTGATCTCAGTCAGATATTGTCTTGCACTCAGCTTACCAGACTTCAATTCTTCATTGAGGTTTTTCTTGATAGCAAGGCCAATTTTCTCTGCCTCTGGTATTGTAAGAGTCAGAATCGCATTATAGAAGTTAAGATAGTCACCACTTTCACGGAATGCGTCACGCTTGGCCTGTTCAAGTTCGCGCCTCTTTGCTTCAATCTGAGCTTTGACGGCTTCTGCAGCTGGACCAGTTGCACTATTATTATTGCTTTCAAGGTCTGCTATCTCTTGCTGTATCTTTAGAACCTTATCGGCAGCGGTCATCGTATTCTGATATGCCTTTGCACCATCTTTAAGTGCATTAGTATAGTTCGTGCTGATAAGCTTCACAATCTCTTTCCAAATCTCAAATAGGGCATCACCATTTTGGAAGTTGGTACGGAAATATCTCTTAGCAGTCTCTTCGTCTGCGCTCCAATCTATTTCTAAAGGAATTGCACCACCTTCTTTTAGGCTCTCTTCCATACGAATACGTAACGTATCGGCAAGTGCCGTAGCCTGAGAATCCCACACCTGACCTTCAAAGAATGCACCCATAGCAAACTCTTTATTGCCAGTCTGATCAAGGATCTGCTTATATAGACTCCATTGATTACTCTGACGTGTCATTTCCTCGCGTAGAGTCTTCATCATCTTCTCATAGGCTTCCTTGAACTCTTGTTCAAATTCCTTGGTGTCAATCTTGCCTAATAGGTCACTCCAGAAACTACGACGTTGATCTGTATTCATTGGACTCTTTGCGATCTCGTCTCTGAAATCATGAAGCACTTGCAAATAATCACTTATGTTAGAAGGCATATTTTTCCCTTTGAAGACACCGCTTTCTCTGGCCTTGGCCATAGCGTCTTCCTTCGACATGTATTCTGCGTATCTCTTATAGACGTTGTAGAAATTGTCGAGTTCTTTTGCACGCTCCTTCCAACCTTCGAGTTCTGTATCTTTACCTTGCTTTGGAGTCTTTTTCGTCTCTTTCATGGAGGTGCCAAAAACAGAGTCTCTGGCTTCCTTCATATTGTCGTAAGCGGTCTTTGCTTTCGTAGCCTGCTCACTGGCTGCTCCATAGAGCTTTTCCTCTGCCTGCCAAGCCGTTTTCAGTTCATCGACTCGCTTATCCATGTACTTCCAGACAGATTCAGAGCTTCCGGCATTCTTCGTAAGTTCCTGATAGAAGGAGTTATCACGATTGATACCTTTTTCACTGAGTTTTCCAAACAACTGATTGAGCACAGGATATTGCACACGCCAGTAATCGGGTGGGGCAGGAATGGAAAGCTCAAAACCGACATTGATCTTGAAATGAGCGTCGATGTCCTGCTCAAGACGGTCTTTGATGTCTTGGCGAACACCGTCAACTTCTGTCAAGGCCTGATGAACAAAACGCTTAAGCTCAATCTTCATGGCCTCGTCAAGATTCTCCAAGTCAATATCTGGATGCTCACGCTTGAACGAATCTTCAATGCCCTGAATGAACTCAGGCAAGTCGGTATCGGTAATTGTCTTCCAATCCGCAAGCACCTCGAAGTATGCCTCGTTGAAGTTTTCAAGTGATGACTTAGCCTTTGTCGAGACTTGACCGACCATGTTCTGTAGGTTCTGCCAATACGGTGACTCTGCAATAACTTTCAATTCCTCTTCAAGGCTCTTGCCGTCAATGGCTTTTTTCAAGTCTTCGTTGCCTTGCATGTTTGCCAATGTGTTGATCTGCTCTTGAATGATAGAACTGAAACGCTGCACGCCAATAGCGGCCTTGTCATAGTCTTCCATCGTCGATGACAGGTCTTTCATGTTGGTGACGATGCTCTCGTCAAACCAACCGTCAGTCTGCTCTATGGCATACTTGAGACTTGTCTCTGCGTGCTGTGAAAGATTCTTATATGCTTCCGATACTTCGTTAAGTCGATCCTTGAGATAGCTATATCTCTTTCCAAGGTCTTCAATGGACCGTGACTGCATATCAATCTCAGGAGTAAAGGAGCCGACACTCTTAAGAATGTCTGTAATATCGGTTATTCCTTTAAGATAGTCACCATCACTTACTGGCTTGGCCTGACTTACCTCTTGCTGAACTTTCAGGATCTTGTTGTATTGGTCAACGATGGAATCTCCAGTAGCCTTTGCTACAGAAGCTTGCTCTTCGTTGGCCTCTTTCCATGACGCATAGATGGAAAGGGCTGCACTGAGTCCTGCGGTGATCATCATGGCAGGACTTGTAATGGTTGACCAAATTCCAGACAAGAATCCTCCTACAGTACTTTTCAGACTGCCCCAGAGTATTTTCAGCCTCGTAGCATTGACAATCTGAGTGCCTTGCTCTACGGTAATGGCTTTCTCATTGACAAGCCTTGCAACGTCGCTCTGATTGATCTGTTTACTCAAATAGAGTTGCTGCAGCTTTAAAGTATTGAGCCTGCCCGCACTGGCCAAAGCCTGAACGTCGTTAGCCGTTATTTTAGTTGATGTCTGTAGAATCTCACGCTCACGCTCTGAGAGTTGACGTGTCAAAGCCTCTCTTTGCAGACGTGCCGCTTCGAGTTTCTTTGCACTTATAATGGTTTTTTCTGTGTTGAAGATGTCACCTGTGGCCATCTTTGTCAAACGGGTAATGGCATAGCCTCCCATTGCACCTTTGATGACTGGAGAAAGCTTGTCAAGACTCTCAATAAGATTGGTGGTCCATTGTACGAGAGTTTTCAAGAAATCGCCACCCGTGGATCCGCCTTCGGCAAACTTCGACAGCATAATTTCCCAAGCGTCCTGTAAGTTCGACCACTTACCAAGAAGGGTATCACTTAACTTGAACTGCATCTGATAGAAAGAACCGCCTGCGTCTGTCATATCCCAGAGAATATCCTTTACCATTTCAAACGGCACCTTTCTCTTTGAGATAAGTTCAAATACCTCTCCCGTAGTCACAACCCTGCCATTCAGAGCCGTGAATTTGTCTGCTAATTTTTGGACTAATGGTATTCCCGCTTCCGTGAATTGTCGTAGTTCCTGACCTCTCAAAACGGCTGCTGACCTCACCTGACCATAAGCCAGTATCAAGCGGCCCATGTCAACACCAAGTCCGGCTGACAAGTCGGCCAGTCTTTTCGTGGTGTCATACAGTTCCTCATAAGGAATGCCATAGGCAGCGGTCTGCTTTGTATAAGAAGTCAACTGACGGAAGTTGAACGGAGAGACAACGGCCAATGTCTGGATCTGATTGAATAGAGTATCGGCTTGCTCTATATCGCCAAGGATATTCTGCAGGGCAATGTGCTGCTGTTCAAACTCACCTCCGACTTGAATGACGCTTTTCAGAAGATGCTCAGCACTATACAGAGAGACAACACTTGCCCATTGGGCAGCAACCTGTTCCAAGATTCTGTGACTGCCCTTGCTCTTTTCGATGACCTTATCATAAGTAGATACAAGATTCTGATTGGCCTTAGCATTGGCATTGGCTGCGGCAGCGGCATCAAGGTTGGCCTGTTTCACTTTTTGGCCTATAGTCCTGGCATATTCCTCGGCCTGTCTCTTCATTTCGGTGTAGTCGGCACCGAAGAAGTCCAAAGGCAGGTCCTTGCCGTTTTTCATGTAGGCACGGACTTGCATTTCTTTTGACCAAAGCTGACCAGCTATCTTTGAAGCTGCTGTTGTGTCTATGTCGGATCCTGAGCTAAGAATATTATCAGAAAGTTTCTTGCGGAGATTCTGCAACTCATAAAGCTTTGACTTGAGTTTGTCCTGACGGCGAATCTCGTCATCACTGGCTTTGGCTTCTTTCTTGGCTGTGTTTTCTATCTCACTGGCATATCTCGCCACCTGAGTAGTCATCAACTGGAAACCTTGCTTCAACTGCTCCAAAGCAACAGAACCTCTCAGGCCCATTTTGGCCTCGCTGTTCTCAACTTGTTTGAAAGCGGCTTTCATCTTATTCAGAGCTTCTTCCATCTGACTAAGTTTCAGCAGCTTTGCCGGATCAGAAGTCTTGGAACGGGCATCATCGATACGCTGCATGGCAATTGCAATCTTATCATAGACCTGTTCAAGTTTAGCCGCATTCTGATATGCTGCACTCTCAGAGGCCGTGATAGCATCCATTTCCTTCTGGACTAATGCGGCCTTCTTCATAATTTCGGTAAGGTTTTCCGTAACACGGTCACGGACACCCATTTCGAACCATAATTTATTGTCGTCTGCCATAATTATTCAACTTTACCTTCCATGAAATCACTAAGGGAGAATGTCTTGCCTGCATAGCTCTTTCCGTTGCGGTCTTTCTTCCATGTCTCAACAAGATTCTTCATTTCCTCTTCCTCTTGCTTCGTGGCGATCATCGACTTCTTGCCCTTCTTGTCTTTGTAGTTGTATTCAATGACTACCTGATCAATGACCATGAGGTCGATCTCTGCCTGTGTATATCCCCACCAGTAATCAAAAGCCTTTATGCCGAAACGACGCTCAAGCAGAAATGGGAACTTCTCTGCTAATGCGTAGGCTGCACCCCAGCGAGTGCGGCTCGGCCAACTTCGTGTTGAGCTATCGTCATCATCGTGTCCATCATTTCTGTCGATAATATGGTAGCCCACGCTAACGGCTCTGATTGAATTTTTTTTTTAGATGCGTTCAACACACCAAGCACCTCTACTTGGTTGATGTCTTTGACATAATAAAGCCACCTCCACATAACAGGGAGCCAGAAAGTCAGAAGAAACCAAGTCCAGAGACCATTTCTTTTGTTAAGGAGAATGCAAGCACAGACCTTGACGTTGCGCTTCCACTCGCTTTTTTCCTTGACCATGATATGCGAGAACTTCCTCACCGTACCATTATGAAGCCAGTGTATTTGTCTTTTCTTGCCGTTCACTTCGATGATGTCTGGCTCACGACTGAGAATTTCATCAAGGGCCTCCTGTAATTTAAGATCTGGTTGTTGTATTTCTGCCATTTCTTTTATTTGTTTACTAATTCCCAAAAAGAAGTAACTATCTGATTATCAGTTAGTTGTTATTTTCTTTTCTTTTCCGTCTTTTATTTTTTTATCTTTTTTATGCCACCTTTGAAAAGAAAAAAGTGGCGAAGCGGATTTCCCGCCCGCCACTCTGGTTTCCAATCATTCGATAGGTTATGCCTTCTTCTTGAGGAAGATGACATCGGGGTTGGTACCGTCGCTCTCGATAGAACCGTTGAAGTCAACTGCCATCACACCCTTGGCATCGCTGTCAAGAACGAGGCTTGCGAACAATGCGGTGTTGTTGATGATCATGATGCGGTCCTTCGTGTTGTTAACGATAAGCCATGTGCCAGTGACCTTCTTGTTCTTGAGGATAAGGGCGAGACCTTCGTAGTCAACACCATCCACAGTACCCGTGGTGATTGCCGAAACTGCGTCTGCACCGAACGCGAGCTTGAGAATGTCCTCAGAGATTGAGGGAACACGGAAGCCGAGGTCGATGTCACCAGGCTCAGAGTCGGTGATCCACGCTCCAGACAGACCGATAACCTTATACTCTTCGATCTCGGCCTCACCCTGCTCAAAGTTGAGAGAGTCAACCTTACACGGAACGTCGAGTTCTGGGGTAACGGTGAAAGTCTTGGTATTACCGTTAGAGGTAATGGTCAGCGGATTCTCTTGATACAGCAATGAGCTGGGGCCACTGAACTTGTCTGCTAACTGAGATTTTGTCTTCATAAGCTGAGTTATTTAAAAATTTAAACCATTGTTGTTAATTTTGCTTGGATGCGAGTGTAGTGATAGCCGTTGCCATCGCTTGATGCGGGAATGACAGTTCGCGGACTGACGATCTTGAACTGCGGAGTGACAATAGGGAATAATTCTCTAAGGGCAAGTCTCAGCCGTTTCATGGCCGGGATATTGAACTCCTTCGGATCCTGATTCGTCTTCTTGTCAGCAACGAAGATCTCAAAAACGACGGTCATATCAAGCCACCAGTCATCGTTCTCGCCCATAGTCTTGTAAGACTCGGAGTAGGGCAGAGACACAACGATAAACTCCTTGAGCTTTTCATCAGTGGCGTTAGGACGCTCTTGAGGAAACGTCTTTTCGCACACCTTCTTAGCTTCTGAGTCCATGACCTCAATGATGTCTTCTGGTGTAAGCATATCATCCGTTCATTAAATCCGTAACATCAGCACCTTTGGCTTCAAATTCGTCGTGCATCCTCGTAAGAACGTTCACGCCGTCTCTCGCCTCCAGATACTTTGCGTAGTCAACTGCTGCCACTATCACATAGCACCAACCTTTACGTGTAGGAATCTTATCTTCCATGAAGTCCTGAGCTTCATCCTGTGCCCAATAGTTTCTTTCACCTGTCTGACCGACGTATGGGCTACCGAGACTGTCAACGGGTGTGCCATCCCAATAATAAGGAAGATCGTATGCCTCTCCCTTCTTGAGCGTTACCCGTGTAGGCTCATGATTCAGCGCATCATAAGAAGAATAGAAGCCTTTGAAATTGCCGTCATGGAACAAAGCTACCGCCAATGAGTTTCTGGTGTTACCAGTCACATTCTCGAAGCCTGCCATTTCGTCGAGTCCAATATGAATGATGTCGAGCATTGCTTTCGGCAGTTCTGCTTCTGCAACTTCATCGACCTTCTTCTTCATGTTGGCGATGATTCGATTCATCTGATTCTCGATACGGCTACTCATTGCTCTTCAAATTCAGATTCCTATTGTGTTCACCGTAGATGACTGTCCTGTCGTTATCAGGCTCGAAGTCTTTGACTTCCCATTCCTCGGAGATACTACCCTTGACTACTTTCAAGATGTCGCCAGACATCGGCACGTCTTCTTTCCATTCGTCGAAGCGAACTGGTATCGATGCCTTACGTTTGTTGGTATCAACTTTAGCGTCACCCGTTGTAGTCGTGTCGGTATAACTGCGCCCTTCACCTTCGTAAATGACCTTCTCAGATGGCTCTCCTTCTGAATACCTGTCTTGATAGATCATTCGCACAATCCTGATCATGTGCGGGTATCTCGGATTTAAGACCTTCTTCTTCCTCATATTATATAATGTGTGGAAGCGGGATCCCTGCCTCGTCGTAGTCGCAGGGTTGAATCCCGAAGCTTGTTATGGCAACGCTGACAGAGTCAAAATCATACTCTTCATCATACTCTTCGTAGATCGCTTTTGCGCAATCAAGCATTCGGTCCTTATCTTCATCCGATAGGGTGTAGCCTCCCCCAGAATGTTTCCAGCCATTATCGGCATCGGAAGTGGAGTCTACCTTTCCAGGACCCATGCAGATCCACACATAGAGGTCTGCCTTAAGAAGCCTGCGAGTCTTCCTGTCAATATCATCCAAAGGAGTGCCTGACTTGACTTCGCGCTCACTGAGAATATGCTCAGCGGCTTCTTCGGGAACGGAAAAGTTCACACAGCCGAAGATGTAATCCTCGACCGTGCGAACCTTATTTTCAACTTCACTTGCCATATCACAAACAAGTTATGACTTCACGTAATAGGTCACACCAGCCTGCGGAGTGGTGTCGCTTGTCAGCACGTAAGAGTTACCTTCATTCACGTACCAGCCCTGCTCAACAGGATTCTTGCCTGTGGTGTCCTCTACCGGGGTATAGGTTGCCACAATATCCTGCTGCTCACCGCCAGTCTGCTCTTCCTGAGAAGTGGTCTCGACCTCCATGATGTTGAGGTAGTAGAACCAGCGTGTAGAGTTGGGAACACACAGAACCTGAGCCTCAGACTTGGTCTTGATGGTCATGTACTCACCGTTGAGAATCTCACGGATCAGGGTACGGCCACCGTCAAACAGAGCGGAACGGGTATTGCCGCTGTCAATCCAGACGTGCTTACCAGCCTGAACGTCACCGATGTCACCATCAGGAACGTATGCCAGAACACCTTCCTTGAAAGCCTGAATATTGTGATAAGCAGGCTTGCGGGTCTTCGGATTCATGAACTCTACGGAACCTACGCTGTCAATGACCTCGATACGTCCGAGTTTGTTCTGGATATAACGCCAGATAAGATCGTCATCCTGAGTGTAAGACCA